TGCAACCCGGACAAGAGGTGCAAGAGCGGATTCTACAAGGTGATGCTCTTCGTGGCGCCGGCGCGCCCGTCTGACTGGATCCGTCAGGGTGATTTCCACTGGTACAAGCAGCACAACGAGGTGGAATACAAGATCAAGGAAGGGGACACGGTGGCGTCCATCGCCCGTTTTTTCGGGGTGTCCAGAACGGTCATCGAGAACGCCCTGAAGAAGCGGCGCATGACCAAACCCGTGCGAGGTCGCGTGATCGTGTTCAAGGCGAACGTGTGGTCACACAAGCGAGGTTGGGCGACCGGTCCCTTGCTCGTGGACGCCAAGGGCAAGCCCATCTACGACCCCCGAAAGGCGGCGAGGGCGTATCCGGGTTTGAACTACAAGACGTTCTGCTCATCCTTCTGTGTCAAGAACAAGGGTATCAAGGTCGGTAAGAGTCATCCCAAGGTCCGTAAAAAGACTGTCTAGGTCGACGACGTCGTCAAACTCCATGTTCATGTCGAACACGTCGAAAACGTTAAAGATCTCGTTCTCCGTGAGCGTGAGCGCGTTGGACCTTCCGGTGTAGTTATTCGTCACCGTCATGGTTACGTGGAATCTCTTGCCGTCGAAAACTTTTCGACACACCGGGCACGTGTTTTTGCCTTTTTCTTTCCATTTTTCCAGGCAGTGAGAATGAAAGACGTGCCCGCACCGGATCGGTTGGGTGTTCCGGGTGCTCCTCACCTCGTTGAGGCATATGGAACACGTCTCCATTTATTCCTGGAATAATGAATTGTTTTTTTCACCGTAATTTTAATACAAGTTCTTGAGTTCCTTTCCGAGGACCGGGGCGTCGCACTTCGTGCACGGACCCTCTCCTTGGGTGCGTTGGAGGTTTTGAACCAACGCCGGACCTTGTTGTTGGAGGAGTTTTCTGTAGGAGTAGTTGTCTTCCATCGCGATGGAATTTTGTTGCATCACGTAGTTGTTCACGAGTCTGGATGAACCACTGATGGTGAAGCATCGTCCGTCTGCCATGCCGAGTCTCTGAGACATGATTGTTATTATTACATACACTAGAAATTTATTTGTCTGTTTTCGGTGGTCAGGAGCCAACTTTTGTATCCCCTCTGCCTGAGCACGGAAATCAGATCGTTCACCTTGTACCCGTGATAATCGTCGAAGAGATCTTTCTCCTGCGTGGGTGCGACCCGAAGGTCCATTCGCTCGTTTATGTGGGACACGATCACGTTGTACCCGAAAGCGATCTCTTTGAGGGTCTCCGCGCCGGTGATGATGATCTTACCGGTGCTAAATATCGAACACGTGATCTCCTTCATGTCCTCCGCCGGTTTGAACTTGACCTTGACCGCGCTGTACCTGTCCGGTTGGAAAGTCGTCTTGAACACGCTCGCCTGTGAGAAGTGCTCGGCGACGGACATCAGATTGAGGCTGCTGTTGAGGGAAAAGTTGGAGTTGATCATGACCACCCGGAAATCCTTCGGTGGTTCCTCGATGTTCACAAATTTTTTACAGATCCACGAGAGTTGGCTTCTGATCCGCTTGCAATCGAATAAGTCCCTGGCACCGGCGATCTGGACACTGCCGTTCGAGAAAAGTTTGACGCTCTTCGTGCTGACGTCCTCGCACTTGAGGGTTATTTGGTTGTAAAAGGCGGTGGTGTTGTTCAGCCTCCACGTGAATCCCTTCGAGTGGTGGGCACCCGCCCTCTTCAGGGTCACGTCTCCCACCTTTTCCAAACGACTTCGAAGTTTGCATATGTCGATCGTCGTGGCAAACTTGCTGATGATCGTGATCGTGGTGATCTTCACCCACGACGGACGGACTTCCTCCGGAAACGAAGACCGGAACTCATCGAGGGAGAGGATGTAGGAGAACGAGTTGTTGGCGACGCTCGAGTACGTCGTCTCGGACATGGCGTCGGAAAGTGTCGCCTGGCTTAAAAAGAAAACTTCAAGTTAAAACAATCATGACCTCGTTCATAAAGAGTGCGATTTTCACTTACGATGTGGAGAGCAAATTGGAATACGTGGAATTTCAATACACCCAATGGGTGCCCTCGCTCCAAGAGTACGAAGAGCGGGTCGATTACTTGCAGACCCGTCCGATCGGGGACTGGACCGAGATTCAAGCCCTCCGTCGCAACCTCGCGTACGAGAAATTCCTGGACACCATGGTCGAACAGACCGATGAGGTGGTGCGCCGGAAGACGTCCGCGAACTTCGAGAGCGTTTACGACCAAAACGTGGACAACTTGGAAATCAAGCTCTGGCTCATGAACTGCATGAAGATTCTCGATCCGAGTTTCGAACCGCCCTACATCAATAAGAAGGCGGCGTGGCAGCGTGATCTCGTGGATTGGATTTTGACGGATACAATTCACGATCTCATCGAGAGATGTCGAAACGTCCACCGATTGGACAGACTTTACCATATTACAAAGTTAATAGAACTAGAATCAAAAGAATTATAATACTGAGTTTCCCCTTGTTGTTTCTCACGACCTCACCCACGATGAAACGTCTCGGGCTCGGCGACACACGTTGCCCGCACTCCGCCTTCTCGCGTCTCGTGAACCCGTAGTCGATGTTGCGTTTCGGGTGAAGCGGGCGTTCGAGTGGGCAGTTCTTTTCCTTCGGAAAACAATAATCCGTGGTCCTGTATCCCGCTCTCGCGGCGACGGCGCACCCAGGGCTGGGTTCCGGATCGGCGACTCCGTACCCCTCGTCCCGGATCTCGTCCGTGAAGTCGGCAAACTCTCCGACCTGTCTCACCGTGCCTGGGACCGACATTTGCCCGGTGGTGAAAGGGTTGATGTCGTTGATCGTGTTTTCGTCACTGAGCATGAGCTCGCTCATGTTCCTTTGATGATACGCGAGAATATTTTTTTTGGTTTAACTTTGACCGGTGTTCGGACCACATTTCGTCCAGGTCTATCCCAAGCATGGCGGAGATTTGAAAGAGGTAGGAGAAGACGTCCGCCATCTCCTGTCGCACGTCCGTGCCCCTGTCTTTCTTGAGCCCGGTTTTTTTGAAGGTGCGTTTGTACTGCCGGATGGCGGACGCGAGCTCCCCGAACTCTTCGGTCAGCAGAAGCCACACGGTGTCCACCGGAACCTTGTCCCACCCCTTGTCCTTGCACACTTTTTCCGTCTCCTGTTTGTATACGTTGAGTGACATCACCTTATTAGTCCATACTCTGAACTCTTTAATTAGTTGATGCCGATCTTGTTGTTGATGTCGATCTTCTTCCCGAAAGTGGTCGTGTTCAGGGGTCGATCCATCGGTTCGGAGATGGTCTCGATGTCACGGATGTAGTTGACGTATTGCGCGACGCCGGTCTTGATCTGGCGGATCGCCTCGTCGATAACGATCGTGTTCATCGCCCGCACCTGCTCGTTCACGTCCGAGAAGTGGTCACCGCTGTTGTTGATGAAGACCACCCGCATGAGGGCGTACAGGTCGTTCGGGTTTTGGTAATCGATCCGGATGTTCGTGTCGTTCCTGAACTTCTGGCGGATACCCTTCTGGACCAGGTGCATGTTGAACTCGCTGAAGTATAAACTGTTCAGGGGAGTCGGCGTCTGCTTGAGTGAATTCAGATTCATTTGATATATGTGGACAAAATTATTTCCTCGGTAAGTAATAATGAAGATTCAACTCAACGATCTCGAGGAGGCGTACGGCGCGCACAAGCCGGAGAACGTCGACGAGGTTCCGTGCAAGGCGCCGCAGTGCTTCGTGAACTCGTACGCACCGGTCAGCAAGCCCGGTGAAATCGGCACGTTCCACAACAACACTTACTTTCTCCAACCCAATAGAAAATTAGAATTGGCGGGTGCGGTTTCCGTGAGATCCAAGGATTTCAAATGCACTTAAAAATGTTTTGCGTAGAATAGGTATACACAAGAAAAAATGATGAGAGTCACCAAACGTTCCGGTAAAGTTGAAGATGTGAGATTCGACAAAGTCGTCACCAGGATCTCCAACTTGACCAGCGGACTCTCTCAAGCGTGCGATTCCTCCAAGATCGCCCAGCAGGTTTTCTCCAGCATGTACGACGGGATCCACACCAACGAGATCGACACGCTCTCGGCGGAGATCTGCGTCGGGATGATCACGAGCGATCCCGATTACGAGGTCCTCGCCACCCGGATCGTCGCCTCGAACATCCAAAAGACGGCGCCGAACAATTTTCACACCGCGATGAAAAAACTTCGAACCGCGGGTGTGGTCACGGACGAGGTCGTCAAGGTTGCAGGAGAGGTCAAGGAGAAGATTGTTCCGGAGAGGGATTTCGATTTCGGGTACTTTGGTCTGAAGACCCTGGAAAAGAGCTACCTCCAAAAAGTGGATGGAAAAATCATCGAGACCCCTCAGTACATGTTCATGCGCGTCGCCATCGGCATTCACGGCGCGGACGTCGACGCCGTCCTGAGCACGTACGAGTCCATGAGTCAGGGGTTCTACACGCACGCGACGCCGACCCTGTTCAACGCCGGGACGCCGAGACCACAGATGAGCTCGTGCTTCCTGGTGGCGAACAAGGACGACAGCATAGACGGGATTTACGGCACCATCACCGAGTGCGCGCAAATCAGCAAGTGGGCTGGGGGCATCGGTGTGCACATCCACAACGTGCGGGCGAACAAGAGTTACATTCGCGGAACCAACGGGAAATCCGATGGTATCATTCCCATGCTGCGCGTGTACAACTCCACGGCGCGGTACGTCAACCAAGCCGGAAAGAGAAAAGGGTCCATCGCCGTCTACCTCGAACCGTGGCACGCCGACGTCATGGATTTCCTGGATCTCCGCCTGAACCAAGGGGACGAGGAGGCGAGGTGCCGGGACCTGTTCACCGCGATGTGGATCCCGGATTTGTTCATGAAGAGGGTGGAGGAAGACGGGCAGTGGAGCCTGTTCTGCCCGGACACCGCCAAAGGTCTGTCCGATTGCTACGGCGACGAGTTCGAAGCCCTGTACACAAAGTACGAACAGGAAGGGCTGGCGAGGGAGACCGTCCCGGCGCAACAGGTGTGGCGCGCCATCCTCAAGAGTCAGACCGAGACCGGAACCCCGTACATGCTCTACAAAGACGCCATCAACTCCAAGACAAACCAGAAGAACCTCGGTGTCATCAAGAGTTCCAACTTGTGCTCGGAGATTGCGGAGTACACCGACGAAAACGAGACCGCGGTGTGTAACTTGGCGTCCATCGCCCTCCCAAAGTTTGTCCGGGGTGGGAAGTTCGACCACGAGAGACTCCACGAGGTGGCGAAGGAAGTCACGCTCAACCTCAACCGGGTCATCGACAAGAACTTTTACCCTGTGGAGACCGCGAGGCGCTCGAACATGAGGCACAGACCCATAGGCATCGGTGTCCAAGGCTTGGCGGACGTCTTCATCCTCCTCGGACACCCCTTCGACTCCCCGGAAGCGCGAAAACTGAACGCGGAAATCTTCGAGACCATCTACCACGGCGCGCTCGAATCCAGCCACGAACTCGCTCTCGTGGAAGGTAGCTACGAAACCTTCGAGGGGTCGCCCTTCTCCCAGGGCATCCTCCAGTTCGACATGTGGGAGGGAGGAGGCAAACGAGTGCTCTCCGGCAGGTACGACTGGGACGCCCTCAAGGCGAAGGTGAAACAGGGGATGCGGAACTCCCTCCTGCTCGCCCCGATGCCCACGGCGTCGACGGCGCAAATCTTGGGCAACAACGAGTGTTTCGAGCCGTACACCACGAACATTTACCTTCGCCGGACCCTCGCCGGGGAGTTCGTGGTCGTCAACAAGCACCTGGTGAAGAACCTCCAAGAGCGCGGTCTGTGGTCCAAGGAGATGAAGGACCTCATGGTCAAAGCCGGGGGTTCGGTGCAAAACATCCTGGACGTCCCGAAGGAGACGAAGGACCTGTTCAAGACGGTGTGGGAGATTTCCCAAAAGGTCATCATCGACATGGCGAGGGACCGGGGTCACTTTATCGACCAAACCCAAAGCATGAACTTGTTCATGGAGTCCCCGACGTTCGGTAAACTCTCGAGCATGCACATGTACGCCTGGAAGAGCGGTCTCAAGACCGGCATGTATTATTTGCGCTCGAAACCAAAGGCGCGCCCTATTCAATTCAGCCTCGATCCCGATTGCGTGGCGTGTAGTGCTTAAAGTTTTTAATCGATATCTAAGAAAGAAATGAAGTTCACAGAGGTTCTCGAAAACGTCAAACTCCACCCGTACAAGAACAAGCGAATCCTCGTGACCACCCATGCGGACTCGTCGCTGAAGATTCAGTTCCCCCGGATGTACATGCCCTTCGGCATCGCCGGATGGACCCCTGAGGTGGGCGAGGTGAAGTACAACGTCGATTTCAGCCTCACCGGGTACGACGAGGAAGGCAACTACGTCAAGAAATTTTACGACACCATCGTGGAATTAGAGAACGCGGTCATCGAGGAGGTGGCGTCGCAGAGCGTGGAAATCTTTGGCAAGGAGATGACCAAGGACGAGTTGTACCCGCTGTTCAACTCCAACATCAAGGAGGGCGTGAACGGACACCCACCCAAGTTCCGTGTGAAGGTGGACACCACGGTGCACGGAGTCTTGAAGGCGGACGTCTTCGACGCCAACAAGAACCGGTTGAAAGATCAGATCGAAAACGGTTTGTATTCAAGAAATTCGGGACGAGCGTTGGTCGAGATCGCTTCGGTGTATTTCTTGAACAAAAAGTTCGGCATGACGTATAAGTTGTCTCAACTCATGGTTCACGAACCGGAGAGACTCAAAGGGTTCGCCTTCAACGTCGGTTCTTCTTAGGAGTAGAAGAAGCAGTTTGTAATATGTGATAGATGGCTTGACTGTCCAACAAAAGTTTGCCTTGAATCCGGATGAACGACTCCGGGTCGCGCCCATTCTTTATTTTTGCCAACCTGACCGCTTCAGACCAGAGTGCTCGGGTCATATCTTAACTAATTCCGAGATTTTTATTTCCTGGCGGAACCGTTGGAAGTACCGGTGTGCTTACCCGCCAAGATCTTTTTGAAAGCCTTGACGGTTTCCTTGTACGTCTTCGTGCCCTTCTTCGCGACCGGGATGAACTCACCGCGTGAGTAGTTCTTACCGACGTGTTCGACGGCTTGACGCCACGCCTTGAGGGTCTTCGCTTGCTTCGCGCTGATAGCCATGATGTTTTTGTACTATTACAACAGATTTTTTTTCACTTTAGTCGCTAAAGTAGTCGTCATCGGAATCGTCCTGGATTTCACACGGGAGTTCCTTCACCTTTCGCGGCACCCTCTGTTTCTTCACCGGTTCCTCGATGCCGTGTTCCCTGTGGTACAGCACCTTGTCCCAGAACGCCCGCATGACCGGAAGGTTCGTGTCCCACCATCCCCTGTCACGCTCCACCTCGACGACCACGAACTCTTCCGGGGATGGCCAGTTGAACTCCGCTGGTTTATACTGGATAAAGTACGCCTTGGGTAAGTCTAAAATCTCCATACACAACTGTAATTGGGGCATGTAATGTTCGGGAACTTCCGGTAAAATTTCTCGACGCATCGGACACTTGATCTCCACGAGACAGTTGGTCTCCGTGATACCGTCCGGAGACCCCCCGAGCCAGTCGTGGTCCGGGTGTGGGCACAACCCGATCTCGTGGACGACCTCGTTGTACCTTTCCTCGAAAAGGATCCTCGCCTCGTCTTCGTATTTCTCTCCGTGCCTCGTCGCCTCGTTTCCCATGAATTTTTCACCTTTTCCACACTTTTTCAGGAGGAGTTGGTGTGGGGTCTCGTACTTATTGCATCCGATGGCGGTGGCGGCATCCGAGGCAGTAAGCATGTTCCCTCTCAGGCGGAGCCATTCCTCTGATTTCTGGGCGGCATACTCCCGCTCGATGAGCCTCTTCACGTTCGGGTGCATTGTACTAAGTGATCGCCCGTTACCCTTAAGTGGGGTGGGTAGAAGAAAGCTTTAGCCGCGTTTTGCTCCGCCTGTTTCTTGTTCTTCGCGTGTCCCTCCCCGACGTACGCGTTCTGCACGTACGCCTCGACGTAAAACACCCCGTCGACGTGCGCCTTCACCCTGTAGTCCGGAAGCTCGAGGCTGTTGGTCTGACAGTACCGCATGAGGTGATCCTTCCAGTTGTCGTCCACGTTGATGATGTTCAGGTCAACCATGCTCGGGTCGTTGTATATCCGGAGGACGAATTCTTTCGCGTGGAGGAGCCCGAGGTCCATGTACACCGCGCCCACGAGGGCTTCGAAGACGTCCTCCAAGATTTTGGGATTGGTGTACCAGCCGTTCTGCATGCCCTTGGTGTCCATCTGCACGTACATCCACAAACCGAGTTTCTTCGCAATCTGGGAGAGGGTCTCGTGCCGGACGAGCTTCGTGCGCGCCTTGGTCAGGAACCCCTCCTGTCGGTCCTCGAACCTGTCGAACAAAAATTTGGTGACTATGAACCCGAGCACGCTGTCGCCGATGAACTCGAGGGTCTCGAACGACTTCTGGGACGGGTCCTCCTTGACTTTGCTTTTGTGGGTGAACGCTCTTTGGTACAAACTCAAATCATTGATTTTTGTACCAAGGATGTTTTCGACAATGGTTTTAGTCAGAACATTCATAATATATTCTTTTTACAATTTATTTTTTTAAGCCGTCGTCGTCTCTACCGGTTTGATGTAGTGCGGAGACAAAAACTTTTGAAGGTTGAGGAAGGTGACGACCGTGTCCTCCGGTGGGGAGAGGAGTTCCTTCAACTTCTCGTCCAAGATGATTTGGCGACCGTTTTCCGGGTGCTTCAAGCCCTTGGTGGTGATGTACTCGTTGATCTTCTTGGTGACCTCAGAGCGCGAAACCAACTCGCCTTCCGGAATGCCGATGAAAGCTCGGAGCTTGTCGGTGACTTGCTGCTTGCGGTTGAACCCGTTGTTCTTCGCGCGCTCCTTCGCCTTGCTACCGTCCGGGTCGTCCTGCTTCGCCTTGATGCGACGGCAAAGCTTCATGAGCGCCTTCACCTCCGAGCGGAGGGAGGTGATTTCTTGTTGCAAGTTGAACTCTTCTTCGGTAGACATCTTATACCTTTCTTTCTACGAGACTCTTTAAGCCATGAACATCGTGCTTATTACCACCAACAAAATCAACACAATTTTCAGGTACGGGAACGGGTCGTCGCCCCGGATCTCCTTCACATCCACGACGCGGTAAGGGTGCTTCGGGTGGTCACCGGGGCATCCGCCTGGACAGCAGCGCTCAGGACACCGATGGATCTCGGCGCCGATTTGTTTCCCACAGAACTGGTACTCCTTCGGTCGGGTCGAGTCCGACCGGGCGTAGCACCGGCATCCCTCGCAAGTGTTCATACTACATTAGGCAAATATAAAAGTTAAAGAGAAGCCGCGTCTACTCAGTACAAGACAAGATGATTACTTTTGCCAGCGAACTCGGAAAGAGCGATGAGGACGGGATGCGATACGTCCGCGCCCAGAAGGACGACGGGAAGAAGGTGTTCATCCAGCTCAACCACGTCACGGTGACGTCGAGTGTGAACGGAACGGTGACCTTGGACCTCTCAGGGAAACACGGTCCGGTGAACGCAAAAAAAATCGCCGACGTTGATGAGGTAACCCTCCGGGCTGCGCAGGAAAACTCCAATGCGTGGTTCGGTAAGGCGCTCTCCCAAGCGACGATCACCAGCACGTACACCCCCTCCTCGGTCGAGAACGCCCTCGAGGTCGACCGTATTCCTCACACGAGGGTGTTCAGTGGCAACCTCGAGCCCGCGTCCTTTGGAGAGATCCAGGAGGGCACGAAATTGAACGTCATCGTCGAGTTCGGTGGGTGTTGGTTCGCCCGGAAGAGCTTCGGGGGC